TTGTTGGACTGGTCCCGATTGATGACGTGCTTTGTCGCCGTCACCAGCCATCGCCCCGTACGGTCGGAGGGAATGGACTTCCCGCCTATTCCTACGAGCGTTCCGGGGGATACCTTTGCCATTCCATATACCTGCGCCTGAATGGTGATCCAGCCACGGGAGGCGAGCGTGCGCGCTTCCATGAGTGCCTGGGCGTCGGCGTAGTTGTCGACAGCTCGGGACGTCGTGATGTTGTTGAGGAACGGGGACGTTCCGGCATTCGCCGATGAGGACGCCACAATCAGCTTTCCGGTCTTCGCGTCCAGTCCGGAAATGAGGCTGGTCCCCGTGGTTCCTCCATTCCTGGGGACCATTGTTCCTGCGAGGATCGAGAGGTCCCGCAGTGTGTCCTGTATTCCAGGGGCCTGGTCCTTGTTAAACACCGGGATGTCCTGCGTGCGCTGACCGACCAGCAGAATGCGCGGATCCAGGAAGTACAGGGTGGCGGCCTCTACCCAGAAGCGGAATCCGGTCTCGTCGGCCAGGTTGTTCAACAGCTTGAAATCGCTGATGCCGGACTGAGCCCAGTACGTTAGACGCCGAGCGGACGGCGAGATGACCGTGCGCAGGCCGTTCTCCCGGCCCACCTGGCGCACGATCGACGTCGGCGATACGTTCTTCCAGCTCCGCGTGCGCTGGGTGTTGAGCGGCAGCGTGGTCCCGATGCACACGTACCTGTGCGTGACCGCGCGGTTGGAGTTGGAGGCCAGCACGCTGGAGTGGTGCACGTACCCGTACCAGCGGACCACGTCGACCGGTGCGCGGCCGTAGTCGAGGACGACCGGAGTCAACTCGCTGTAGGCCACCTTGCTCTGCGGCGGGGCGGAGACGTCGATGATGGCCATGGAGTGCACGCCGAATCCCTCGCGCACCTCCACACGGGAGATGTACGAGGAGATCTGGTCGCGGCCCATGGTCAGGCGGGTAACTGGGGCCCTCTCAGACACTGGGGATCCTGATGATCTGGCCCGGGGTGAGGGTTCCCCAGAAAAGCACTTCCGGGTTGGCGTCAGCTATGTGCCACCACATCCGGGCGTCGCCGTAGTACTGGAAGGCGAGCAGGTCCATGCGGTCGGACGCGGTCACCTGGTGGTACGTGAACTGGAACGCCCACTCGGTCTGCTGGCCGGGCACGACGGTCAGGTTGGTGCCCCGGCCGGAGGAGACCAGGGTGAGAGTGGAGTCCTTGTACCGCGATGAAGAGGAGATCACCGTCCGCCCTTTCCGTTGTTCGTGGGGTTGAGGATCGAGTCGGAACCGATCTGGACCTCGCCAGGCATCAGTACAGGACTTGGGCGGGGAGAGGACTTCGTGGCGGTGTTCCTCGGGAGCAACTGCATAGTGATGCCGACCTGGCAGCGCATGGGGACCATCTGGGAGGTCCAGTGGGTGTACTGGACGTCCAGTGTCTGAATGACTCCGTAGTAGTCCATCCGGTACCCGAGCACGGCGTACACGGGGACGTAGAGCATGGGGCCCACCGGTCCGGACTGGAAATGGCCTTTGGTGAACGACTCTGACGAGTCGCCCGTCTTGTCCGACCCGGATCCGGTAACCGTCAGAGGGGACGAGATTCCCGTGATGTTGCGGAGTGCCTGCACATCCCAGTCCACCCCATAGAACGGCACATTGTCCTTGGCGTCTCCGCTGAGTTTCGACGGGTCCCACATTTCGTAGGTGCGGTCGAAGAGCAGATTGAATTGCAGCGTCTGCTGCAAGGGCAGCAGAAAGTCGCTGACGTCGTACGGGTTGTGCGCGTTCTCGTCGGCGACCACATTCGGGTTAACCGAATGCGAGACACTGACGACGCTCGGGTTGTACAGGAAATTGCACCGGTAGCGGATTCCGTTTACCGGCTTCTCCTGGATAATCCAGCCCCGGGTCAGATCCGAGTTGTAATCGCCGGAGTAGACGACCGTGGGGATGGAGGTGATCCGGGGGTCGAAAGGTCCGTTGTCTACGATCTTGGTGGCCATTAGTTGCCTGCCGCTATGAGATTGATCCGGTGGTCTTCGGCTACAGCGTCCATGAACTGCTGGGCAGCATCGCGAGCCGACTGCCGGTCCATTGCACCCTGCACCTGAATCACGATGGAGCCGGTGTTGAATTGCAGGGTGGCCTTGCCGCCCGAAGTATGAAGCCCGATCCCACCCGCCATCGGCGTATTTCCGGCCAGCGCCTTTCGCACCGCCTCGGCCTGATAGGCGGGGAGAATCATCTCTCCCTTGTGCACCCGGGCCGTCTGGTCGACGTCGATGTTTGTCGAGCCGACTGCGTATCCCTTGTACGCACCACCGTTGGCTGTGGACTTGATGCCTGGCACGTTCGACAGCGAGTGGTAGCGGGACTCGGCGTAGCGGACGCCCGCGATGATGTTGTCTACTGGGTTCCAGATGTCCTTGTGGCCCTTGATCGAGTACGCGTTGAACGTGGAGTCGATCGTCTGCATGATGCCCTTGGACGGGTGGCCCGCCCGCGCGTTGGAGTCGGTCCGGTTGATCGCGTGCGGGTTGCCGGACGACTCGTGCTGGATCATCGTGTTGACGATGGACTCGTTCTGCTTGGTGTCCTGGTGCAGGATCCCCAGCGCGGTCTTGATCCACGACTTGACGTTGCCGGTCGGCATGTTGGACGGGATCGATCCGTTGTCGCCGTCGCTCTTGGCGGAGGACTGGTTGGCGCCCATACCCGAGCCGACGTTGGCCGAGCCGATCGTGGAGATACCGGCCGCGATGGCGTCGACCTCCTCCACCGAGCCGTAGCTGCCGACATCCCCGCCGAAGCCCATGGTGGACAGGCGGTTGTCGCTCGAACCGGCGGTGTCGGAGCCACTGTTGGTGATGTCGCCCATGTTGCCGACCGAGCCGAGGATCCTCACCGCGTTCGTGAACTCGCCCGGCCGGTAGGAACGGACGCGGACGACCGAGCCAGTGTGGGGCGCCTCGATGACCTTCCCGTTGCCGATGCACATCACGACGTGGTGCGCAGGGTTGCCGACGAACAGCAGGTCTCCCGCGCGCTCGGTGCCCAGCTTGACCGGCTTACCCGCCTTCTGCTGCTGCGAGGCGACACGGGGCAGGCTCACGCCGATCTGCCGGAACGAGTACTGCAACAGGCCGGAGCAGTCGAAGCCCTTCGGCGTGTTACCGCCCCACACGTACTTCACGCCCAGGTACTTCATGGCGACCGCGATGACAGCAGCGGCCGTCTTTCCCGCGCCCTGCGTACCGGTGGCTGCCGACTTGGAGTTGCCTGTGCCTGCCGCGGCACTGCTGCCGCCAGCACCACCGCTGACGCCGTCGACCCGGGTGAGCCGACTGTGCTGGACCGTCGACAGGTGACCCCGGGGCTTCATGTAGCTGCCCACCGCGCCCACGACACCGCCTACGACGGCACCGACTCCGGTACCGACGACGGGGATCACAGAGCCGACCGCGGCGCCGTACGCGGCCCCTGAGAGGGTGTCCACGCCGATGTCCGCCCACTTCTGGCCAGTGGGGTTGCCGATGTGGGAGGTGGCGCTGTGGCCGACGCTGTCGGCGCCGTAGCCGAGCAGTCCGAAGCCGCCTGCGCGGCCCAGGGCGCCCCGTGAGAGGTTCAGGGCACCGCCGAGCATGCCCGCACCGCCAGCGCCCCCAGCACCGCCCAGGAGCCCGCCACCGGCCCCTCCAGCCCCGCCGAGACGAAGGCCTGCCCCGAGACCGCGTGCGATGCCGTAGCCCGTCAGGCCGCTGCCAATGGCGCCTCCGAGCATCGAGCCGAATCCGCCGGAGTAGCCGAGGACGGAGTCCGCACCGGACACCTGGAGAATCTTCTGGAGCGCAGTGGAGAACGCGTCCAGCGCGGTCGTAGCGTCCTTGAGGCCGCTGGTGAAGGCGTCGTTGATATTGACGTCCTGGTTGCGCAGCGTCCCGGAGCGGGTCATGAGGTCGTTGGTCGTCGAGCCGCCGATCTTCCAGCTCTTGAGTTGGCTCAGTGCAGCGTTCTTGGCCTGCTGGGTCTTGCCGTTGTCGCGCTGGTTCGCAGTGCTGACGTACGCCTGCGCGGAACCGCCGTGGGTCTGCGCGAGGAGCATGCCACGCAACTCGCCCTTGACCAGCTCCAGGGTGTTGGGGTCCAGGCCCCACGAGTTCAGGGACTGGTTAAGGCGCGAGGTGGGGTCGTTCAGGGTCGCGGAGATCTGCTGCTCGGTCCTGATCGTCTTCAGTCCGGGCTGGAGGTTGTAGATCTGCTGGGCGATCTGGCGAGGGCTCTGCTTCTGCCCGTTCTGGATCGTCTGGATGCCGAAGGCACGCAGAGTGTTGTAGGTGCCAGGGTTCCATGCGGCAGCCGTTCCCAGGGCCCGCTGCGTCTGGGACATGTCCGGGTTGAGGTAACCGGACGTGCCCTTGGCGTAGTTCCACTGGGTGTTGAAGCCGCGGGTGCCCGGCGACAGGCCCTGTCCGGCCAGGATCGAGTAGGCCTGGCCAGCGTCGAGGGTGGACTGCGCGGTGAAGTTGTTCTTGAAGGCACTGTTACGCAACGACTGCCAGGACTGCGAGGAGTACTGGGCCGCCTGGTAGGCGGTCGTCTGTATGGCGACCTGATCGGCCAGCTTCCCCTGGCCCCAGGAGACGAAGCCTTGTACGCCGCCCTTGAGGGTGTAGCCGCCGTTGTTCGCTCCCCCGCCGCCCATCGGGCCGGATCCGCCGGGCGTCGGCCCTCGGCCGCCGTTGCCTGCGTAACGAGCCGCGTTGCTGGAGCCGTTCCACGTGTCGTAGACCAGCAGGCCGCGCGCTCGCGCGGCGTTGGAGACGGTCTGGTTGTAGGTGCTCGGGCCGTAGGGCTGGCCACCCACGTTGCCCCAGACACCTCCAGCGAATCCGGAGGCGCCAGCGCCTATCGTCTTCAGTTTCTGCGATGCCTCGGAAAGCCCCTTGTTCAGGGTCTCCACATTGCGCGCGAGGGCAGAGATCGCGTCCTGAGCCTTGTTCCAGCCCAGGAGCGGCCCCTGCCCCGCCACATTACTCTCAGCCATTTTCCGCCTCAGCTACTCTCCTATTACGTTGCGCCCTGAACCACTTCACCCAGTGGACGCGCTCGCGTACGGACAACCGGCGTATATCGCTGAGGCTCCATGCCGGACTGAGTTCGACTAGTTGTTCGTATTCAAAGTACGTGTCTCTGTAGTTACAGGCCCTGAAACAGATCCCCCGCCGAAATGAAGAGGGGGACCTCCTTCCCGCACGCTTCGTGCGTGAACTTGATGTCATTGTACTGAGGGCCCGGCTGCCTTTCCTCAATCGCGTCGAGGATGGTCTTTCGGTCGACGATGCCGAGAGCGCGGGCGAATTCCGTGTTCTGGGTGACGGCATTCTCGGTGCCGTCGGCCTCGACGATGGAAATGACGCAGCGGGAGAGAAGGAGGGTGTTCTGCTCGGACTCGTTGGCGCGTTCGGCGATGGCGAGAATCGCCTCCTGGTCGGAGCCCACAGGCAGGCGGACGAAGGCCTTTCGGCCGCGCCGCAGCGATACCTCGAAGACACGCTGGGAGGGGTCATCCAGGGTTCGGATGGGGATCTCGTCCAGGGTGACGGACAGTCGGAACTCCTCACCGCAGAAGGGGCAGGAGAACTGGTCCCACACGATCTCGTCGCCGTAGGTGGCGCGGCGGATCTCCAGCAGCAGCATGTCGCGGTCGCCGAGCAGCAGGTTGCTGAGCACCGCGGGGTCGGCGTTGCTGTCACCTACGGACACGGTGCCGCACTGGAGAAGTGCCGTGACGAACTTACCGATGCCGCTGTTGCGGGCCTTGGTGATGATCTCCTCGTCCGCGCCGGTCAGCTCACGGACCTCGGCGTCGTAGCGGACGGAGGCGTAGTCGCCTGCCAGGACATAGCCTCCCGGCAGGCGGAACGAACCACCCGCCGGGAGGACAATCTCCGGCTTGGCGACCTCTGATCCCTGGACGGCGCTGAGTACCGCGGCAATCGCTGCGTTGGCCTCTCCGGGATTCGCCAGGGGGTTGCTGTACCCCTCGGTATGAAGGTCGTTGGCCACTGGTATTGCTCCTAGTTGAGTTTCGGAATTCCTCCAGGTCAGAACTTAACGGAAGAAGAGCCCACGCTGTTAGCCAGCTTGAACTCGAAACCTTCATGCGCCAAGGTCATCTGCTGGACGACGATCGCGTTGGCGCCCGCGTCGAGGTCGGAGAAGGCAACCGCCGTGGGCCACGCGTTGTAGACGCGGAATGCGGCCTTGGCGGGAGCGTTTCCGGAGGTGACCGGGTGGTCGAGGACGGAGATGTCGACGATGGTCCGGAATTCGGCGCCCGCCTTTCCGGTACCGGTGCCCTGGATGACAGTGAAGAGCTGCCGCATCCAGGCCATCATCTGGCTGTCGCCGACAGCGAGACCCTTGGAAAGGGTAATTGGGGCGAAGTCGGACTGTCCGGGCATCTTCTGAGTTGTCGTGTTCATTCCACCTTCACGGTACGGAATGACCTCAGTCGTGACGTTCAATCCCGAAACGGACATGAAGCCCATGCGGGCGAAGCCCTTGATCGTCGGATGCTGCACCTGCACCTGGAACTTGAAGTTGCGCAGGGGGTCCGTGGCGATGTGGCCGACGGACGGCGAAACGGTTGCCATCAGTTACCTCTCAGATCAGGCAGTGGTCGTGACTTCAGTGGCGGAGGACCCACCGCTGAACTGGCCGATGTTGACCACGATGAACTCCGCCGGGGTCTGGAGCGCGACGCCGACCGTCACGTTGACAGCGCCATTCGCCACGGTGGTCGGGGTGTTGTTGGTCGCGTCGCAGGTGACGAAGAAGGCCTGCTCCGGGGTGGTACCGGCCAGCACGCCCGTCTGCATCAGGGTCAGTAGGTACTGCGAGATGACCGCGCTGACCTGGTCCCAGAGGATCTGGTCGTTGGGCTCGAACACCGCGAAGCGGGTCGCGTCGACCAGGCCCTTCTTGATCAGCATCAGCGACCGCCGGACACTGACGTACCGGTCCGGCATGCCGACGCTGAGGGTCCGCGCACCGTAGATCACGAAGCCGGTACCGGGCAGGCTCTTCAGCACGTTGATGCCTGCGACGTTGAGCGCGTCCTGGTCGGCCGAGGAGAAACGGAACTGCGTGTCCAGCACGCCGCGCAGGATGGTGTCGATACCGGCCGGGGGCTTCTGCACGCCCCGGCTCGCGTCGGTACGCGTGTACTGGCCGACCACCGCGCCGCCAGGAGGCAGCAGCCGGGCCGAGCCATTGGCGCTCGTGGCCGGATCGTTCGTGATCAGCCACGGGCCATAGATCGCGGCGTACGAGGTGTCGTTGATGGCCGAGCCGCCCGTGGACATGGCCTGAAGGGCCAGGGCGTAGGAGTGCGCGGTGTCCGCGGACGTGGCCTTGACGCCGTCGATGACGAGGAAGACGCTGCCCAGGCCCTCGGCCCAGGCGATGATCGGGTTGAGGGTGGTCGCGTCAGTGACGCCCGGCAGGTTGAGCACCAGGTTTTGATCGATGACTTCCAGCGTCTGAGTGGCCGCCACCAGGTCCACAGTCCCGGTACCGTCCGCGCCGCTCGCCAGGGGGGTACCCGTCTGCGGGGCCGGGGAGTGCGTGACCGCCCACGGGGTGTTCAGCAGCGACTGCACCTTGATGTACTCGGACCCGGTGACCGGGGAGTTGATCAGCGCCTGAGCGTTGCGGGAGTCGGCGGGGTCCAGGGAGACGTCGTTGAACCTCTCCTTGAGGAACGCAGGGGTGGAACCGCCGACGTAGACCACGAGGTCGAACCGGCCGGAGCCGGATGCGCCCGTGACGATGTCCACGTAGATGTTGTTGCCCCACGTGCCGGGCGAGATCGCGGAGATCTTCAGGGTGGCCGCCGGGGTGCCCTCAGTGTCCAGCAGCGTGACGTTGGCCGCGACCGCGTCGGATGCGACGGCGCGCTGAATGTAGGCAGCATTCCCGCCGTTGTTGAAGTAGCTGTATACGGCAAACGGGAGCAGGTCGGAGTTGTTGCCGAAGCCTCCGTAGACGGACACGAACTGCTGGAAAGAAGAGACCAGGGTCGGGACGACGGGACCGCCCGCCTTGTTGGTGCCGACGAAAGCCGCGACCGACTGGCCCGGGGTGGACACCGCCTGCGCGATCGGCGTCAGCGTCTCATTGATGTAAACGCCTGGGCGCTTGTAGACAGTCATCAATTTCTCCTGGATAAGGGGGATGCCTCCTGGGGATCCGAATTAGTAGTCCGAATCAGGGTGCGGTTACGTGGTCCGAGAAGTACTCGAAGTCCAGCGCCACGGTCTGCGCCTTCACGTATGTCTGGGCAGCGGACGGCAGCATTTCGCTGGATACAGAGATCAGGTATTCGCGACGGAAGAGACGCTTTCCGTCCCCGTCGCGGGTGTCGACGAGTTCCGGACCTCCGAGGAGATCCAGTCGCCGAACCGTGCCGTCCTCGGGGATCGTCAGATAACCGAATCGGGCGGGTATGCGGTCGAACTGCGCCAGGGAAGACGCAAGCGACACGTCGTGCCAGGACTCGCGGGTGAAGACCAGAATGCGGTAGCGGAGTTCGTACGGGATCGGGAATTCCACCAGGTACGGAGACTTGGTGACGTCCCACCCCGTGTCCGTGGGCTGCCACCACGTTGTGGATCCCTCTGGTGCGTAGGGCAGCGATGTGATTCCACGGTGCTCTCGGTCGTCGGCCTTCTCGACGCCCGCGTGCTCGATCACGATCAGCGGGAACGTCTGCGTCGCCAGCTCGGATTCAGGAACGCGATAGCGCACCGGCACCGAGCGTCCCTCGGCGGGTGCGTTAACGTCCGTAACAGTGAGGCCCGTGAGTTTCGCCTTGACGGCGCGGTCCTCATTGATGAGCCATGGCAAAGCGTGCCTCGCGAGTCCTTGAATTGCGGATGTCTTCCGGCATTCAGGATCTCAAGAAGGCACGCAAAGTTTGTAAACGCTACTGGGACCAGTGTTTGAACTGCGCGTCATTGACCAGCTCGTCAGGCTTCATCTGGACGCATTCCAGGCCGACGATGACGTCTCGGTTCTTGATCTGCCCGAGAACGGAAATGGAGGTGACCCGGAATACCGAGTTGTCGTAGACGATCCGGTCCGTGAGGTACCGGCCGTGGTCGATGTCCTGGTCCGTGAAGCCCATCTTCCGCAGCGCGTCGAACGATGCGGTGATGTGCAGGTTGTCCACGAAGTAGAGGCCCTGGGTCGTGTCCTGGGCAGGTCCCTCGTTGTGGATGACGTGCAGCGCGGGAATGCGGAACGGGCCGGAGAAGACCTTCCCCTGCCCCGTCCCCTCGTCGTACAGGTCGTCCCCAGCAGGGTCGGCGTGAGAGAACCGGTAGTAGTCCACCCGCTCGCCGATCTCCTCCTGACGGCCGCGCAGCGTGGACATGATGTCCGTGGTCTCGTACTGCACGTTGAAGCGGCCGTGCGTCTTCCAGTCGAGTCGCGACACCTAGAACCACCCGCCCCACGTCTGCGACGGTATGCCGGACTCGTCGTCGTACTGATGACCTGGCTGCGGCGGGGGGATGATCCGCGCGGGCAGCGAGTAGTCGTCGTACTCCTTCTCGCGGAACAGCGGCACCAGCCGGTTGGTCGTACGCGAGACACGACGGAGGTTGGTGACCTCGATACTGAACAGGCCGACGCCCAACTTCTCGCACAGCATCTGATAGCGATCGGTCAGCATCCCGAGCTGCGTCTGGATCTGAGCGAAGCGCTGCCCGCGGTCGACCGTGGTGCCGTCGCTCGTCTGCACGTTGATGTCCGTGGCCGCGTCCGTCGACAGCGCCCACATGGCCTCGATGGTGGCCAGCAGGACGACCAGAAGGTCCTCCTCCGGAGGGAGGTTGTCGACGCTGATGGGCTCCTGGCTGTATCTGATGAAGCCGTCGGAGTCCTGGTACCGGGTGTTCGTCGAGCGGCCCCGGTTGTGCTGCGCGAGCGCGTCGTTGAGGTATGCGTCCAGCTCGTCGTCGGAGAAGAGTCCGTACGAGCTGCCGGAGACCAGCAGAAGGTCGTCCTGGGCCAGCGCAGTGGTCAGGTCCAGGATCCCGTTCACGGCGTCCAGGGTGTAGTCGGCCGGGGAGGCGAGGGTGGTCGTCGTGGAGCCGGAGATCTTCTCCACCGAGAAGCCAGTCGGCAAGACATTGTTGGCGCTCAGCTCGTACTGGCTGACGCTCCCCGTCCCCCGGAGGGTGTCGCGGAAAGGCAGCAGCCGGTCAC